CGCTGGACTATTCTATTGTCCTTATGTTCCTCTCCAAATGGTTCGTGCCGTTGGTGAGAGAAGCTTCCAGCCTAAGATTGGCTTCAAGACCAGATACGGTCTAGTTGCTAACCCATTTGCTGAAGGTCTTGACCAAGGACTTGGTAGACTACAACAAAATACCAACCGCTACTACAAGCGTACCCTAATCAAGAACTTAATGTGATTTAGATTTCACAATAAAGTTTTAGGAGCCGAAAGGCTCCTTTTTTATTGTCTATACCCAGGAAGGTTTTCTTTCTGGGATTTTAAGATAATTATCTTTAACCCAAGGTTTTGATGCAATATATTTTTTATATGCTTCAAAAGTGTTTATTGTATTATCAATTTTCCATTCCTCTGGCATAGCACGAGCGAAAGGAGTGACCTCTGTAATCTTACCTTTAGGAAATAGGTAATAAGCAGATAATAAAGTATTATAACAAGCATGTTTTTTATTATACCTTAGTTCATACTCGTCACACAAATTCATTCCATGTTTTATTAACCAATATGCATTATGAATACTTTCTGCTGCCCAAATAGTACAAGGATGCTTTTTAAAAGCTCCTTTGGCTGTAGAGTACGGTGTCCCATCTTTTTTTGGGAGAGTACCATAATTATGATACCAAGGAGAAGCTACAATAGCTAACATTTGTGCGGTCTCAAGAGGCATCTTAACCACATGTTTATCTGGAAGTACAATTGCACTTTCAGCAGGCCAAGGTGAAGTCACAAAGATGTTGATATAAGGGTCCTCAACTCGTTCCATCACACTACCAAAACCAAGTCAGTATGTCAATAAAAAAGGACCCCTTACAAGAGGTCCTTTAGAAAGTATGTCTTAAGATTCAGCCGTTAATGATACTGTCTACCCAGGCTTCACTCATATTAGACATAATTGCAACTGCTGCTTCTTCAGTCTCAGCAAAACCTTCATTTATAAGATGTTCTAAAATTGCATCATATAGGTCAAAACTTTCTTCTTGCTTACCTCTACGGATAATTTCTCTAGAAGGTTTTGCTCTTCTCTTTGCTGGCTCTTCTCTACCTTTTCTAGGCATCGTAACTGCCTGAGGTTCTCCAGGACCCTCAGTTACTCTTGTTACAGCAGAAGCGGTACGACTTCCTTGCTTTGTGAATAGTGGTGAAAATGGTCTATCTTTATAAGGCTGTTCACGATTCATTCTTTGGGAAACTGTTTCCTCTTCTCCACTTTTTCTTTTAAATGTTGAAGATGGTGTTGATCTCAATTTCCAATCGCTCTTGAACTTCTCTTCAGGACCGTAACCCGTTTGACCTTTTGCTTTTTCTACGTGCTTCTTACGAGCTTGCTTTTCATCTTCTCTAACTTCGGCTTGAGTACGACCTTTTTTATATGGCTTTACTCCTTCTGCTCTTTCCTCTTCTAAATATTCAGTATCACCAATAATACCAAGCTCTTCCATACTTTCGCATAAAGATTGATCGTAAATTGCTTGATATGAAAGTTGAAGATTTTTTAAGTCTAAAATATCCATAATGGAGTCTTATTTATATTACTACAAATATTTATGAAAATAAATATTTAAAATATATTTATACAAATGAGTTATACATCTTGGGATAAGCAAATCTCAAATAAAAGTTTTTTATCTCCAACTGGGTTTAAATTTTCATTAGCAAAAAAACCTAAAATAGATTTTTTTTGTGATAGTGCTTCTATTCCTGGGATAAATTTGGGAGTAGCAATGCAACCTACATACTTAAAAAATATACCAATTCCAGGAGATGTATTATCCTATGATGATTTAGCATTAAGTTTTAATGTAGATGAAGATATGGAAAATTATCTTGAAGTATATAATTGGTTAATACAATTTGGATTCCCAAAAGATGCTGGTCAATACCAGAAATTGTTAAATGAGGATGAAAATAGTCCTGGAAAACAAACTGCTATATCAGGAATGAGTGATGGAAGTTTAATAATCTACAATAATAATTATAATCCAATAATCAAAGTAAATTTTAAAAGTTTATTTCCTGTATCATTATCTCCATTAAAATTTGAAAGTAAAGTTAATGATATTCAGTATCTAACTGCAGAAGTAATATTTAAATATACAATTTACGATATTGTTAGGTTAAATAATTAATAGTATAATATTTGTAGTTTGATAATCTGTAAAGAATGAATCTTGATGAAATAGAAAATCTTTGGAATGAAGATAGCTACATTGATCCTGATAATCTACACATGGAAAGTATTAAAATACCTTCCTTACATTCAAAATATTTTAAATTATATAATAATTTATCTTTACTAAGAAAAAAAGAAGAAAATAAATTTTTAGAACTACAACAAGAAAAATGGTTATATTATTCTGGTAAAGCTGATCCAGAAGTATATAAAAAAATCCCATTTGATCATAAAGTTATGAAAGGGGATTTAGAAAGATATTTAAGTGCAGACGAAGAATTAATTCGTTCTACTACTAAATTAGAATACTATAGTGTAATGCTTAAATTTCTAGAAAGCATTCTTAAAAATATTGAAAATAGAAGTTTTGCTATTAAAAATAGTATTGATTTTATGAAATTTACTGCTGGATATAATTAAATGGATACTGACATACAGATTAGGAAGAAGAATGAGGTTTATCTAAAACTCTCATGTGAACCTCACATTTTATATGAACTTGCTCCTTATTTTGAATTTGAAATACCAAATGCAAAATTCATGAAGGGAAATAGGTATAAAAATTGGAATGGGAAAATTAATATGTTATCTACTCATACTGGGGAGATTTATGTTGGACTTTTAGATAAACTAATAGAAAAGATTAAAATACTTGATTATACCTATGAATTTGAACATAGTCAGTTTTATGGTCTTCCATATGAAGAAAATGAAATGATATCAGTGGAAGGTGTAAAAACCTACATGAAAACTATAATCGACAATAAGTACGAACCTAGAGACTATCAAATAAATGCAGTTTATGAAGCTCTCAAGCATAATAGAAAACTTTTAGTTTCTCCAACTTCTTCTGGAAAAACTATTATATCATATTCAATTACGAGATATTATGTAGATAAAGGATATAAAGTTCTTATTATATGTCCAACTACTTCACTTATAGAACAAGCGTATAAAGATTTTTTAGATTATGGTTGGGATTGTGAAGATTTAGTGCACAAAGTTTATTCTGGAAGAGCTAAGCAAACTGATAAACCAGTTATGATTTCTACTTATCAAAGCATATATGATTTGGAAAAGTCTTATTTCGAACATTTTGATGTAGTGATAGTTGATGAAGCACATACTGCAAAGTCTTCTAGCATAACTAACATCTTACAGAAGATGTGTGATGCCAAATATAGATTTGGGTTAACTGGAACTACACAGCCAGAAAAGGTTCACATTTGGACACTAGAGGGTCTATTTGGTCCTGCATATAAAGTGATCAGAACTCAAGAACTGATGGAAAAAGGTAGTATAGCAAAGTTACAAATAAAAATATTAATCCTAGAGCATATTAAAAATAAATTTGAAACTTATGAAGATGAAATTCAATATTTAATTTCACATGAGAAAAGAAACAATTTTATAAAAAATTTAACTTTAGATTTAAAAGGAAATACTTTAGTTTTATTTTCTAGAGTAGAGACTCATGGAAAAATTTTATACGATCTAATAAATAGTTCAACAAATGATGAACGAAAAGTTTTTTTCGTATATGGTGGAATTGATACTGAACAAAGGGAACAAGTAAGAGAAATTACTGAAAAAGAACATAATGCTATAATCGTGGCTTCTTATGGAGTTTTTAGCACTGGTATTTCAATAAAAAATCTACACAACTTAATTTTTGCAAGCCCATCTAAATCAAAAATAAGAAATTTACAAAGTATTGGAAGAATTCTAAGAAAATCTGATACTAAAAATAAAGCTGTGCTTTATGATATTGCTGACGACATATCAAATGGTTCATATAAAAATTATACATTAAATCATCTAATTGAAAGAGTTAAAATATACGCTGAAGAGGGATTTAATTATAATATACACAAAATAAATTTTAAGGAGGAATGTAATGAATGAAGAGTTTTATGCAGTATTAAAATTAGTTTCTGGAGAAGAAATATTTTCTAAGGTGTGTGCTTTCAATGAAAACAATGAGATTCTTATCGTATTAGATAATCCTGTTTTCATTGAAACTACATTCATACCCAAATTAAATGCTCCTATTGTAAAAGTCAATCCATGGGTTAGTCTTACTGAAGAAACTACATTTATACTCA